TGTTCGATCAGGTGCTCGATCTGGCCGGGAAACTGCTGACGGGCCTTCTCGACGGCGGGGCGGACGAAGGGCCGTGCGGCGGCATGGCTGGTGCCGTACTCGACGTGCGCCGCATAGTCGACGGTGCTGTTTCCGATCTCGATTTTGATTCGACGGCCTGCGGGCCAGGGGGATTCTACGACCTTGACCGAGGCTTTCAGCGCGCCGGTGAGAGATGGGCAGTTGGCCTGTATTTGCTGCGCGAGCTGATCAGCCATGGCGCGCAGGCCGGAGTCCAGATCCTTGCGCTGCGCGGCGAGAGTGACGGCGATTCCGGTGCGGAATTTGTCAACGCCGATGACCTGCGCTTTAGCCATCCACGAGACCTTCGGCCACTGACAGGACAACGAATCGATTTCCCTGCTCGATGTTGATTGCGGCGCCGATGTTGAAGTGGCGGCCGGCGTAGGCAACGCGCATGGCGGCCACTTCCATCGGGATATCGAATGCGGACTGCCAGCGGATGATCATATTGTGCGTGACCTCGGCATAGACGGACTGGGCGTTGATCAACTCCCTGCCGGCCAGCGGGTGCACGTGCGCCCAGACGGTCGCCACGTCAGACCATGTGACAACCGGTCCGCCGATGGCGTCGCGGGTGGTGCTAGCCTGCTGAATCGTGATGCGTTTGTCGAGCGAACCGATCGGCGCCGTGCGGCCGGGCTGAAATGCAGACGGGTGCATCAGGCGACCCGCCACACACGCTCAGCATCGAGCAGGCGATCGAGGTAGGGGAGCGTCTTGAGATTTTCCGTATCGAGGCCGCTGGGGTTGTCGAGCGCCTGGCAGACGTGGGCGATGATCCACAGGCGGATGTTGGTCGGGACGTCGGTCGGAGCATCTCCGTAGCCGGCCGTGAATCGCACGCGCACGGCATTCGGTACGTCCTGCGTTTCTGGCCACTCCTGGTCGTACTTGAGCAGCGCGCGGCTTGGTGTGCTGTCTGCGTCGAGTTGATAGACGGTTCCGGTTAAGGTTTGCTCTGCGCCGGCAGTGTCGATGTACTTGATGCTCGTGATTGCCTGCGCATCAGGTAGCGTCAGGTCGATATGCGACGATGGAAACCCGTCAAGCACAAGCTCAACTGTCTGCGTAATCAGCCGCCGCGATGTCTCGTGCTCAGCCTGCTGCCGAAAAGCCGTGATCAGCGGCGCGATCTGGGCATCGAGCGCGGTATTGTCAATGCGCGCAGACGCCTTTACGTCGGCGGCCGTGACCGGCTCTACTGACGGCGAAGCGATCGTTATGACGGCCATTGCACTTACGCCGACACGACCGGGCCAAACATTGGCGCGGGCAGAGGCTGCGTATCAGTGTTGTAAACAACCCCCTTCCTCACAACAGCATCCTGGCCAGCCCTGTCGCCATACGTGACCACTCTTACGCCAGAGCACGATGCATGCGTGATTATCAGCGCCGTATCATCCGATCCGTCGATAGCGACTGACGAAACGGATTTTTCAGTCCCGCCGTCATAAACGCGGAATAGGCTGTTGGTTCCGTCGCTGTAATTCTCCTCGCCGGATTTTGCCGCCGCCAGTTTTTGCGTGAACTTGATTTTTGTGTGCGTGCCGTCCGTGCTCGTTATAGACACCAGTCGCGGCCCGGTTCCGTCGATTCCTGGAATCCCAAGCACATGCTGCGCATAGGCCAGGGCAAAACGCCTCCCCACTTCCTTATAGCCAGCCGTTGCCAGATGAAGGTCATCTGGAGCAGCTTGGCGCAGTACATCATGCGTAACGACCATATGGCATTTCGGGAGTGAAATTGTCGGCAGCGCAATAAGTGAGTAAATGGTGATTGTGGCGTCAATCGCCTGCCCGGAAGACTCCCGATAGAACGCCAGCCCGCCGGTTCCGCTGCCCGTGAAAATCAGCGAGTAATGGGATGGCGTTCCTGCCGAATACCCGCCTCCAACCTGGTCATTGGCTTGCATTTTGACACTGCCAGACCCGGTAACAGTGAATTCGATGGCGTATTGCACTCCCGCGGTGATGCCGGATTGTTTGTATCCCAACACCGTTGAGCCATCCCCGGTAATTCGGAATTTTTTGCTCGATGTCACGGTTACGGTGTTTGTAGAGTTGGTGTTTTGTGCCGCGCCGCCAGACAGGGTTACTTGTGTCGGCGCTGTCGCGGCGCCAACATCCTCGGACAGTTGCTGCACATGACCCGTCCGCCTGTGCGCCGTCGCGGTGCTGCCTGTGTTTGATGCGGATAGCTGCGCATAGAGCACTGGCGCGCTGGGAAACACCTGTCTGATCCGATTGCACAGAGAGGCAAACTTGGCCGCGTAGGTCGTCGCATAGACGCCAGTGGCGAGCGTTTCTGTCGTCTCGCCGGAATTGCCTTCGTGCCCGAACTGCACGAAAACAGGCGCGCGGCTCCGTTGTTGAGACGCTCTGGCGCGGGCAGTTGCCGCGCCAAACAGCGTCGTCATGTCATCCACGGTATCAGGGGTAAGCCAGTTTTTGAATCCGGTTGAGCCGATCGCGCAGGGGATGAGAAGCGATCTGACGCCTGCCAAATGAGCGGCGCATTTGCCCATTTCGAGACCGAAAGAATGAGCGGGAGTGCCGGCAGTAACGCCTTCAGGGATGTTGTTTATCCACCCGCTTACCTGCGCTCCAATCGGCTCTTCCGCCATTTTGTAGGAGCCGCCCTTGTCCAGCATCAGCACATTTGGGACGGGCGCGGATACGGTGCTGTCGATAACGCCTCGGCCGTCAGCATTGCTTTGTCCGATGATGACAAAAAGATCATCCCAAGGGAATATGTTAATCTCCGCGTGCTCTGCGGCGTGCCACGCTTTGCTGTCATTGTATTCCGTGATGCACGCGACCTGCTGCCCTCCGGCACCCTCAAATCCAAGCGTTTTTCCGTCGGCGCTAGTCAGCAGTTGCGGAATGTCTCTGCGTAAATTGGTGGCCATTAAATCAAGTCCTGTCTGATGTGCTGCTGAGAAATTGGTGCCGAGTGGTCATAACTGCGCTCGATCTGATCTGCCGTAGGAAGCACGGCGCGCGGCGTTTTTTCAATAGCGATTTGGCCTGTTTCGTCGCGCGTGATTGATAGGTCAAGCGTGTCATACCCGTAAAATCTGTCTGCTTGCGAGTGGTATGCATCCATCAGGCTCGTCGTCTTCGGTAGCGCAATTTCGACGCCCATTTCAGAGGCGATGCCGAGCCAGAATTCCACGCATGCCCGACCTTTTTCGGCATGCGTAGCTTTATCGTAGGTAAAATCCATGCCGAACAAGCTGATTTTCGTGGCGCCTGAATAGATCGCATATGCCACGGCGTAGGCGGCCGTCGAGTTGAAATACCCGAGCGGGAAGCGTTGCAGCACTTCGGCGAGCGGAAATTCAGAAAGCGCCGGATAGTCTGGGTGCGCGCGGCTCGTTACCACTGGCGTTTTTGTCGTCTTGAGCCAGTCCAGCATTCGCGCGATGTTCGATTTCGGCTTCGCATCCGCCCGGATTTGCTGGATGCGCACGTCATCCATGTGGAAAATCAGGTCGCACGCGAACACATCGCCGAGCGCATTGATACACCACGTCTCGTCGCAGTACGCGCGCCGGCCACCGAGTCTCTTGGTAATCTCAAGGTACTGATTGGCTGACGGCCCAAGCCCGACAATGGCGATATGCATGCGCGATCCTGAAATGAAAACGGCGGCCGAAGCCGCCGCGGCTTGCTGCTTGGTTATGGGTTGCTGACCGGCGCCACGCGAGGGTCAAACAGGATGGCATCGACCGATACGCACCCGACAGACGTGACGCCTGTCTGCACGACGAGCGCCTGCACGTAACGCTTGTTGCCTTTGTAGCCGACGCGCTTCGTTACTTCCTTGGTCGTGCCGGCGGTACGAGGCGTTGCGGCCGGCAGACTGGCCAGCGCCTCGGTGCCGAGCAAGTCGGCATCGGCAACGCTGGTCATGGTGCCGGTTACGTCGCCTTCTTTGATGACGAGCGTGGCGACGGTGCCTGTCGTAGTCACTGAACCATACGCGGCGATGAATTCGACGCCGCCGTAACCCTGACGGTCAATGACCGGCCCGGTTTTGGTGGCATTGGCGTCGATGGCGGCCGGGATGATGGCCTGCACTTGCTT